AGGGAGAGATATGTCAATAGATTATGATAAGTTTAAAAAAGTATTTGGTGATGAGTTTGATCGTCAAAAAATAGATACTATGATTAATGTATCGGGACTAGAGGTTATTTCTAAATATGATGAGGAAATGATGAGGTCAAAGTTTAGTGCCTACGAGAATAATAGAATGAAAGATTTAATGACAGATAGAGAGAGAGAATTGTTTGTTGTCGTTAGGTCTATTGCCAATAAGGAAATAAATTTTTTACTTAATGCTATTTCAAAGCTATTAGTTAAAGATTAATTTCGGTTTGTTGTAAAGATTTTTTTAATAGTGAAAGTTGTAGGATCAAATTCTACTTTTGAACAACCTAGAAATAGGAAGGGGATTAAACACAAAATACAGATTAGAACTATTCTAAATAGTCTAACTATATATTTATGCCTTATCCCCTTGCCGTATATAATCATTTTATTTTGATAACATTTTAAATTTAGTTAAATCAACATCTAATATACCTAAATTAGTTATCCCAGCTTTTTGAAGGTGATATTTAATAAGACCTAAAATAGCAGGGTCAGAATTAGATATATGCAATGCGTCAATTAACAATTCTTCTGTTTGTTCTAAATCATTAATTGATTTACCTTTAGCGGATTGATTAAATTGCTTTTCGCACTCATCATAACATCTTTTAGAGAGAAAGTTTAAAATCCTATCTGTAAAATCTCTCTCATTATCATTATCAAAATTGCTACTACTATATGTTTCTTCCCATTGTCTAATAGTACCAAATTTATTTATTTTGTCCTTTAGTTTATGATAGTCTTTTGACATTTGGCTTTTTAACTCTCTCTCAACCTTCTCTTTTTCGTCTTTAAACTTCCAATACTCTTTAGCAGAAGTTTGATACTTTTTAAAAAGATTGTCAAGATTTAGTGATTTTAAAAAAGACTTCCATTTTTTATCGGACATCTTTTGTATATCACTTTCAAAGACCGCTTTTAAATCCGATCTTTGATTGTCTATTAGTCTTTTGACTTTAGACCGCCAATGCTCTTTATCTTCCTTTGTCATTGGTCTTGCTTTTTGTTGTTGTACATGAGTTGATAAATTACTCATATTGACCTTCCTTCCTTTATTGTTTGTTTTCGTCTTTTAAGTCTATAAATCTGTCAGTTAGATCATTTATAATATCGTTTAAATCGGTCAATTCATCACCCATTAAACAAAATTTATGATCTTCCTTCCATTTTATTAGACTATTTATAGCATTATCAAGTCCTTCTAACTTTTTTTGCTGATAAATTCTGTCCCTATTAATAGAATCTCTTAAATCGTGGCTATCATC